CAACCGTAACGCTAGTATTATTTCTATGTGTGTTGGTTGGATCGTTCTTGCTCTTTTTGCGGAAGGTCTCCTCAGGCTCATAGGAGTTATACCACCAATATTTCCATGGCTCAACATTACCCTGAAATAATAGGTATCGTTTTACTGTTGGTATTTGCTGCCACAATGTTTTATCATGGTATCATGATAATGCGGCAGCACCATGGATACTCTCAACGATACATAAAAAGGGACATTGAAAACATGCGTCGTAGAGTTGAGGAATTATTGAAAGATGACGATAGTTAGGTTAGTGATTCTTTTTATCTCAATACTCTTTGTGCTAACAACAATATACTTCGGATCTAAAAAAGGACACTATTATGATTCCGACGATTACAAAGGAAATGGATCCGCGCATTAGACAAAGGTATCATTTTGCTGCGTCTGCATTTTCAAGAATGTATGGTGTAGATAGGGTTACATTGGAAATGCATGAATTTTGTCGTAGATGGGCGGAGACTCATCTTCCAGCCCCCCTAGAGGGATTAAATGAAGTAGATCGCTATTTTAGAAACTTATGGGACACTTCGCGTATTATATTCTAAATAATCCATATACACTTGGGGCACTTTGTTATGCTCTCCTTGCTTTCCCCATTTTGGGTATTTGGTACATCCACAGGAAGTGATGTAGTTTGGAGCGTAATTATTCTGCTATGCTGTGGACTTGCATTCACACTATATTGTGTAGCATATATATTAATACTGGCAAGTAAGGAGATGTCGGCACATGAGCAAGTCCCCCAACAAAGGCAAGAAGGGATCTGCGGGAAACAAGAAGCAGAATCAAGGGAATGCGGCAGCAAAGAAAGCTAAAAATGGTGGTAAAAAGAGATAATTAAATTATGTCTAATGATGTATACCTTGGTAATCCCAATCTAAAAAAAGCAAACGTTTCTCAGGAATTTACACCTGAGCAAATTGCAGAATATTTAAAATGCGCTGAGAATCCAATATACTTTATCAAGAAGTATATTATGATTGTTTCTCTTGACAAGGGATTGATACCTTTTGAGATGTATCATTTCCAAGAGGAAATGGTAGATAAATTTCACCACAATAGATTCAATATTGCAAAATTACCACGACAGTCAGGGAAGTCCACAATTGTGACTTCTTATCTGTTGTGGTATGTTTTGTTTAATCAGAATGTTAACGTAGCTATCCTAGCAAACAAAGCGGCGACTGCTCGTGAA